ATTTCCAAAGAGATTTAATTGCCAATTATCACGATTACAGAAAATCAGTTAACATGGTTAGTCGTCAGATGGGAAAGACTACTGTTGCCGCTGGATACTTACTGTGGTATGCAATGTTTGTGGAAGATTCCACAATCCTTATTGCTTCTAATAAATTTGAAAACGCCCAAGAAATTATGCACAGAGTTAGGTATGCGTATGAATCCGTACCTGATCATATTCGTGCAGGTGTGAAAGGATATGCTAAGAGATCTATTGACTTTGATAATGGCTCTAGAATTATCGCTACCGCAACAACAGAAAATACTGGTCGTACATTGTCCCTTTCATTAGTTTATTTGGACGAATTTGCGTTCGTGGAACCAAATATTGCTAAAGAATTCTGGACTTCATTGTCTCCTACATTGTCAACAGGTGGTAAATGTATTATTACTTCTACACCAAACACCGACGAAGATCAGTTTGCTGATATTTGGTTTGGTGCTAACAAGATGATTGATAGCAATGGTAATGAAACAGAGACAGGTGTTAATGGTTTTAGACCATATATTTCTACTTGGGTATCGCATCCAGACAGAGATCAAGCCTGGGCCGATTCTGAATTGGCCGCTCTGGGTGAAGATCGTTTTTTGCGTGAACATAATTGCCAATTCATTACATTTGAAGAAACACTTATCAATCCAGTTAAGCTTGCACAACTTGAATCTATTCAACCAATTCGTAAGACTGGACAAATTCGTTGGTATGCACCAATTCGTCCACAATTGACTTACATCGCTTCATTAGATCCTTCAATGGGTACTGGTGGTGATAATGCTGCTATTCAAGTTATTGAATTACCTACACTAATTCAGGTTGCAGAATGGAGTAATAATAAAGCTCCTGTCGAAGAACAAATTCGTACAATGAAAAAGATACTCGAGGAGATTCATTCTGCAGGTAAGCCAGAAATTTACTGGTCAGTAGAAAGTAACTCGCTTGGTGAAGCTGCTCTTGTCGTTATTCGTGATACTGGAGAAGAGAACTTCCCAGGTACTATGTTGCATGATCCGAAGAATAAACTACAAGGACGGGGACGCCGTGGTGGTTTTGTGACCACAAATAAGTCAAAATTAGAGGCCTGCGCAAAATTAAAGTATTTGATAGAGTCTAATAGATTAAAGATTAATTCTAAGGGCCTTTTATCAGAGCTAAAAGTTTTTGTTGCCAGAGCAAATACTTTTGAAGCACGTATTGGTCAAACAGACGATTTGGTAATGGCTGTACTCCTTGCTGTTAGAATGATGGATTTCATATCTACCTGGGATGATGGTACAAGAATGGCTACAGATAGCAACATTATGGGTGATTCGGAATCAAGTTACGATCATCCGATGCCAGTTTTTATCTAATATTAGATAAATACGAATTATGAGATTATCTGAAATTCTACAAGAAGATGTATCGTCCGAGGCATCGCTAAAAAATATCGATGACATTTTAACTGTTCAACTTCCTGGATTATACAGGGGGATGAAACTCATGGCAGAAAAATATGCTAATAATTATACGCCGAAGCGCGAAGATGGTGTGTATGAGTATGATCCGGAAAAGTTTATGAAGTCATTGACTTTTATTATGGGCAGCCAAAAAGCAAAATGGTATCAAGATGTTTTCTTTAAAGCATTGAAGCCTGCCTTGTATAATTTTTCAAAATCATTACCACCTGTTTTAAGAAATAGATTATCACAGTCATTAAGCGATATGGTAATTAGTGGATCTATGAAGAATGTTGAGGGAAGTTTAATTCAACAATTAGATAACATTGCTTTGGTAACAAAGAATGCAAGATTGAAATCTGCCGTAACAACTGCGAAAGATGCTATTCGTGAATATAATTTGCATATAGAAAAAATGGAACCTATTGCAGCAAGAAATAATGCTCCAATAGATTCTGGTTACGATGACCCAGCGCCGCCAAAAGAGAGAAGTTCGATTGGTTCACAAAATGCATCTGTGGAATCTATTATTTCTGATGTGCTTTCCAGAATTGATAAGAAACAAGCAGGGGATATTAGAAATGCCATTGCTAGAAGTGCAAATAAATTGCAGGCATTGCAGATAGAATTAAATAGACGTGGTATAAAGGTATAACATGGTAGAATTAGAATCTTTAGCAGAAAAGATATTTTCATTGCTAAAAGGTAATGGATTAAAAATTAAAATTTATGATGCAGAAGGGATGGAATCTGTAGATCCAACCGTGGGTCGTAGATTTTTTGTTGCCAGTCCTAATATCATGATTACCATAAATGAAGAAACTGGAAATATCGAGTTTAGTAAAGGATCTTCAACAAGCGAAGATCCTAAGGTTGAGGATTTGCAAAAGAATGTTCGTAAAATAGGAAATGAATATCTTTTGAATTTTAGTATTCGAGAATTTGGCAAGGCTAATAAAAAAAGAGATGTTAAGCCTAGCGATTTTGCATATCAAGTGAAAGGACAAGGCGCTATGAATGAAGGTTTTCAAACAAATAGTTTAATGTTATCGAAAGTTTATCATGAACTTGACTATGCAGCGGGTATGACTGCCGAAGCTCTTGCAGATAATATTCCAGGTGCAGATTTAAATGAAGTTCAAAAGGCTCTTAATGCTCTTTTGGATGATGATAAAGTAGAAATTCTTAGTTATTTAGGCAAAAATCCAGTTTATGGAAAAACAATGGTGGAAGCAATGGCAGAAACATTTAAACCAGGATTGCCAGGTATTCCGAATACAAGTGGCACAAAGCCTGATTTTAAGAAAGGATTGCCAGCTAAGAATACGAATCTTCCACCATCTCTTAGAGATAAAAAGTTTGATAAATCAACAGCAGAAAATATCCCTTTTAAGGATGTAAACATGAACGAAGACAACAATGATCCGAAAAGAGTTATGCCATCACAAAGGAACGAGCCGAAATACAAAAAGCACGATGCTGAAGATGTCAAACACAGAGATGTTCGTCCATTTCGTTCACCTTCAGAAAAGAAGAGATCAAGATTTGATACAGGCGATGTTGAAGATATTGAATGGAAATCGGCACCAGGCAGCTTGAAGGAAAGTCTAAGCAAAATGTTTGGATCGAGTAGAGTTTCTCAGCAAACATTAGAAAATGTTCGCATTCTTGTGAAGCATAAGACACCTGTCGATGAAAACATTCGTGGTTCACGTACACGCCACATTGGTGCTATTTTCCTTGAGTGTGAAGGTGAGCGTTTCCGTTTCCCACATAATTATCTTCCAGGTGCCCGAGCTATGGCGCAACATATGGCACACGGTGGTACAATGACAGATAAAGTTGGTGCTTACATTGCAGAGAGTACAGGTAATTTGTTGAAACTACAATCGTTTAACAGATATGTCACCACTAACAAACTTATTAATGAAGATAGTTCTGGTATTGTTGAAACAGTCAAGGAAAACATTGAAACAATTCGTACCGAACTTAAAAAATTAACTGGTGTTAAAACTTATGAGACAGTTAAAGCACGCTTAGAAACATTTGAGCGTGAACAATTGTCTGAAGATGATACTTCTCAATTGAAAGAGTTGTTCACTATTCGTAGGTTCGATGAGAAGTTCGAAGAAGTGTTGCCTATTGTGAAACAACTTGTCCAAGAGAAAGATACATACCACAAGAGGATTGAAGAAGCTGCCGGAAATATTATTCTCCTACGCAGGGAATCGATAAATACTACTCCGATGTTCGAATTCGCAGGAGAGAATGCTCGCTTAGGCTTCAAACTAAATGAGTTGGCTCTTAGAATTGTAGAAAATGAGGAATTAGCAGGGTTTGTTAACAAGATTGGAAACAAACTTTGTAAAGAAGGAATTGTTAACGAATTTGAGAAGGCTGTTATGAAACAGATTCTCGAAAATGTACAAGTAACTGAATTCAAGAAAACTCCGATGGAGATTAAAGAGTCAGTTAATCTGGATTCATTCTTTGATAAATATACAATGAACTTCTTCTAAGAAGTTCTTGACTTTAAGAAAAACGTTTCGTATACTAGAGGCATGCGAAACGCAATTAGTGCAAGGTGCAAAAGGGACTAATGTGACCCGAGTAGACTGCCTCTACAATTAATAGCATTCAATTTTAAACTAAAGCATAGGAAAAACCCAAAATGTCAAAAACTCTAGACGAAATCCGTAAGAAACTCCAAGCCCTTGATACAAAGCCAACAGGCACAAGGAGCGATAAGGCAACTTATCCACATTGGAATATCCCTGAAGGCACGCAAGCACCACTTCGTTTGTTGCCCGACGCAGACCCTGATAACACTTTCTTCTGGGCAGAGCGTCAACTTATTAAACTCCCATTCCCAGGTATTAAAGGCCAAGACGAGCATAAGCAAGTCGTGGTACAAGTTCCATGTGTGGAAATGTGGGATGGTCTTAACTCATGTCCAATTCTAAACGAAGTTCGTCCAATGTGGAAGGACAAGTCGTTAGAAGAAACTGCTCGTAGATACTGGAAGAAGCGTACATTCTTCTTCCAAGGTTTTGTTGAGCAAGATCCGATGAATGAGCAAGACAAGCCAGAAAATCCAATCCGTAAGTTTATCATTGGTCCACAAATCTTTGCAATCATCAAGGCTGCATTGATGGATCCTGATATGGAAAATAGTCCTGTTGATTATATCAATGGTACTAATTTCATTGTCGCAAAGACAAGTAAGGGTGGTTTTGCTGATTACAGCACTTCAAAGTGGGCTAGAAAAGAATCTAGCTTGACTCAGGACCATTTGGATGCTATCAACAAGCACGGTTTGGTCAAGTTGAGCGATTATCTTCCGAAGCGCCCAACTCCTGAACAATTGGCTATAATCTTTGAAATGTTCCAAGAATCTATTGATGGAGAATTGTATGATCCAGAAAAATTCAGCAAGCATTACAAGCCGTTCGGATTTGATTCGGCTGATTCTGGTGATGATGCAGAAGGTGGTGAAGGCAAGCGTACAAAGCCAGCTTACAATCCACGTACGGTATCTGTCCCAGTAACACAACCTAAGGTCGTGGTTCCTGAAACAAAGGTTGAATTAGACGACAATGATCCTCCCTTTGATGTAGATCCTAAGCCAGAAAAAGAAGTAGTTACAGAAACTGCAACTGCTACAACTGGTAAGTCTCCGCAAGAAATTCTTGCGATGCTGCGTAACCGCCCGAAGACTTAAACTAGGCAGGGGCGAGATAAATACTCGCCCTATTACAATTCAAAGGAGAAATAATGGCTCGACCATTCGACATAAGTAAATTTCGTAAGAATTTAACTAAAAATATCACCGGTATTTCAACAGGGTTTAACGACCCCTCAATTTGGGTCAGTACTGGCTCATATGGATTAAACTATCTTATTAGCGGAAACTTTTTCAAAGGTATCCCGATGGGTAAGGTTACAGTTTTCGCAGGCGAACCCGGCGCAGGCAAATCATACATCGTTTCAGCAAATATCGCAAAGGATGCTCAAGCTCAGGGTATCTTTGTTGTAATGATAGACACAGAAAATGCACTTGATGAAAAGTGGCTTAAGGCACTCGGTGTAGAAACTTCAGAAGACAAATTACTTCGTATCAGTGCATCAATGATTGATGATGTGGCGAAGATTGTTTCTGATTTCGTAACTGAATACAAAGCAAATTATTTGGATCTTCCAAAACAAGATCGTCCTAAGATTCTGTTCATTATTGACTCTATCGGAATGTTACTTACACCGACCGAAGTAAATCAATTTGTGGCAGGTGACATGAAGGGCGATATGGGACGCAAAGCAAAGCAATTGAAAGCATTTGTCTCGAATTGTGTTAATATGTTTGGCGAATTAGATATGGGTATGGCGGTTACAAACCACACATACGCAAGTCAGGATATGTTTGATCCTGACGATAAAATTTCTGGTGGTTCTGGATTTATGTTTGCTTCAAGCATCGTTGTTGCTTTGAGAAAATATAAACTCAAGGAAGACGAAGACGGAAACAAGGTTACTGACGTAACTGGTATCCGTACTACCTGCAAGGTAGTGAAAACAAGATATTCTAAACCTTTTGAATCAATTAAGATTGATATTCCTTGGGAGACTGGTATGAATCCACTCTCCGGATTGTTTGATCTATTTGAGAAATCTGGGGTGTTAGTGAAAGAAGGTAATCGGTATAAGTACATAACCAAACAAGGCGTGGAAATGAAGATGTTCCGTAAAGAATGGAATTCAAGTGAAGCCGCAATGATGGTTATCATGAATGAATTTACACAGGATGATTTAAAGGTCGTTGTCGAGAGTCCCGAGGACGAAAGAATTGACATCCCTGTAGTGCAGTTGCAAGGAGAAACAGTGTGATTAATGAAAACAATGAGCTAATTATGGAACTGTGGAGCAGACTCAAAAGCCACATTCCACCTAAAGAACGTCTAGAAGTAGCCGATCTTATCGTCGTTGTATTCGATGAATTCGGTATGGCAGATGAATTATCTGACGAAGCAGAGGATCTGGATAGAGAACTTCGTGCAGCAGTAAAGAGCCACTTTGGCGACACAGTAGAAGAAGATGAAGATGGATATGAAGAACTTTGATGCGGGAACGCAATTACTCGAAGCCATTAACAGCAAGGATGTTCAGAAATCTTATACGTTAGTCCAGCAGTTCAGAGAAAAAATGAAAGACGTGACTGTGGGTATTGACTACGTAACTTGGATTTCCGAACCAGTCAATCTGACTAAGGTACATAAGGCCTTGGCGGAAGACCTAGATGTCCCTCCTCGTGCTATGGCAATCAAGAGAATGCAAATGTCTCGAACACAAAGAGCGATGTTGTTAGTACAGGCTATGGAAGGCGCTATTAAGCGTGTTCATAAATTTTAATGACTGTTCTAAACAAAAGAATTTCTTCTAAGGGAGTATACATCGGTAGACCAAGCAAATGGGGAAACCCATTTGTAATTGGCGCCGATGGGAGTCGGGCTGATGTAGTCCGCAAATTTGAAGAATATTTAAAATCAAACCCTATGCTAATGGAAGC